CATATAAGTCATCTTATCGTCTCCTGGTTCTTGTGGTGATTGTACCATAACCGGAACCGGAACCGTCACCGTCACCGTCACCATCACCGTCACCGAAACCGTAACCGTCACCGAAACCGTAACCGTCACCGTAACCGGAACCGTCATCGTAACCGTAACCGTCACCGTAACCGTCACCGGAACCGGAACAGTAACCGTAACCGTAACCGTAACCGTCACCGAAACCGGAACCGTAACCGTCACCGGAACCGTTACCGGAACCGGAACCGGAACCTACTGGGTAGGTATAGTTCATCACTTACCCCAAGATTCAGTCACAGGGACAGTGAAAATAACAGATCCAGAAGGAACTTTGACTGGATAATCACACTTCTTAAGGGTCACTTTATTTGACGTTGGATCCTGGAGAACTCCAGTGAAACCAATGCTTTCCCAACGGAAAACATGGACGGCATTGGAAATAGTCAGTTCACCAGTAACTTCACATGTAGTAACGTTACCAGCAAAGATCCATCCTCGGTCAATCACCACAACGGCACGATTGCCAACTGGAGTACTACTAATTTCAACTGAATCAGCAGGGACATAGGTAATACCATTCACTTCAATGGAACCAAGGTTAGCAGAGATAGACATAATGTTTGTCTGTTTGTTTACTTTATAAGTATAGGATGAAATGGCGCGACCGTCAAGGAGTGCTGTGACGGTTGTGGAAGTGGTTTAAATATCAATTCTATAAAATGATGAATGATCTGTTGATTAAGTTGTTCCAGATATTCTATCCCTAATCTCAACATGACTCAGGAATCTACTTGGGTTTCTGAACCATGTCATCTGAATTTCTTCATAGTCATCAAGGTCTACATGGTCACCATTGACCAAATGAATACGATATGTATGCCGGTCGTATGAACCCTCAGAGGTTGCAGTGAAGTACCGAGGGTCATCCTTTTCAATCAAACTCATGAGTCAAGTACAGACAGTATAAACAATAGTATACCACATGAGACATAGAACACAAGGAGTATGATCTGTTCAGTACCCATGACCCTGATCCCACCATCTCTGGTCGTGCTTACCAGGTGCTAGGGTGTCTCTACCATTCATATGATAGATCTTATCTCTCAATACTTTAGTCATCTCATATTGTTTGTGAATTATTTCTGCTTCATCATCTTGACCTTGAAGTTTTAGTTCTTCATAGTAATTAAATATATCTGCTCGTTCTTGATTTAAAAGTTCTTGGAGGAAGGTAAGTTCTTCTCTACTGAAAGTGGGTTCAGGAAAATGATCTCGATCCATTATGATTATGACATCTATAATATCTAGTACGCATAAAAAGGGGGTCCGAATAGACTTTCCTTTATTTTTTTCTTTCCCATTCTTCTTGTGTGGTCGATACAACTGTGGCCAAGTATCTCTAATAATTTGAGCTAACTTATCTGGAGTATTAGTGGTTATCATGGAGGTAGGAGTTCATCCGTGAAATATATCTATACACAAAAAAAGGTCCCGAAGGTCTCTTTCTTGTTATTCATTATTATCCTCCACATCTAAGTTTAACATAGTCAAAAACTTTTTGAGGAACATTAATATCTAATGCTTTTTCAAATCCTTCAAATCCTGGTGCGGAGTTTGCTTCACAGATTCGGTATCCATCACTGTGAAATAATAAATCAACACCAGCAATATCAAGGTCAAGAACTTTTGCAACTTGAATGGCAAGCATTTCCATTTCGTCGTCAACATCATATGCTTTCCCTTGACCTCCACGGGAAATATTGGCTTTAAATGAACCATCTGTAGATGTGCGTTGCATAGCACCGACAACTCTACCTCCAATCACAATCACACGCAAATCTTTACCTTCTGATTCTTTAATATACTCTTGAATAATCATAGAGTTTTTATAATCTAAAGAAGAAATAAGTTCCGACAAGTCCTCAAATTGTTTAGCATCTTCACAAAGAAAAACACCAGCGCCATGAGAACCAGTCACAACTTTCATAACGCAAGGAAAACCAACCTGTTTCTCAACAGTATCTGCTTTACAAGGAAATCTTGTAAGCATCGTTTTAGGAATAGGAAGTCCTGCTTGAGCCAAGATTTGACTGGCATACAACTTATCCTTTGATGCCTCAATTGAATTTGAATTTGGTAAGGTTAATACATTCAACCTTTCAAACTGTCTGAGAACACTGAGGTTAAAGTAACCAGTGCCACTCCCAGTCCTAGCAAGTAAGCAGTCTGGGAGAGAAACTGCATCATTACGATACCGAATAGATTTACGGTCATCACGGGATACAATCAAATCAATTTCATCAGCATATGCTACTGTGAAATCAATGCCATATTTATCTGCCTCTTCAATAAATCTACTACGCTCATATGTCTCAGTGGTAAGACGATTTCCTAGCATCCAAAGTTTCATGGGATTGATTAGTTACAAAGTCATTATACAATAAAAAAGCACCCCAGTCAAGGAGTGCTGTGACAGTTATCATACCATTATTTGGTTTTTATATCAACCAATGGTTGGTGCAGTAAGTGCTACAGGAGTAGATTCTGCTGCTGCAAGGTCAAGCGGAAAATTATGCGCATTGCGTTCATGCCGTTTTGTTATCGTAAGAACTCTTTATTTCTTACTTCTCTATGTCGCCATAGAGTCCAGACTATCTCTTCATCCGTTCTGGATGCTGGGCATTCGTGGGTAGATTATTGTTGGGACTCACTACCTAGTCGTTAGACCTGCCGAAGAACTTAGACCCTCTTCGGATTGGTACGGGATTGTCTACTTGAGAGTTTCCCCGTTTAACCCAGTTTTTTGTATAAGCATTCCTGCTTATAGGTGACTACACTAGTGAAATCACCTCCATGCCCAAACCAGCGCGGTTCAGAATGTCAGCCCAGGTGTTGATAACACGGTTCTCGTTGTCAAGAATAGACTGATTAAAATTCAGCCCATTCAAATTGAAAGCCATCGTGGATACACCAAGTGCGGTAAACCAGATACCAATTACAGGCCATGCGGCGAGGAAGAAGTGGAGTGAACGTGAGTTGTTAAAGGAGGCGTATTGAAAAATAAGTCTTCCGAAATAACCGTGGGCTGCCACGATATTATACGTTTCTTCTTCTTGACCAAACTTGTAACCATAGTTCTGTGACTCAGTTTCAGTTGTTTCTCTAACGAGAGAAGAGGTTACGAGGGAACCCCTATTGTACCTTATTTTCATAAGGAGTGGACTATATCATCAACCTATTTGTATTAGGTTGTCGGGCACTTATTCCTGTTATTAAGGGGACTAAACCCCTCAGGTAGTCTCTGAACCTTCCTTAGATGTATCTAAGGCTTGGATGCTGATTGCCGTATCCATAAAGGACTTAGGGTTCCAGCAGTTCACCCGATTTTCACTTGCTGATTACTCAACAAGGGCACAGTTCCCTATGCATTGCGGAGAAAAGACTTCCTCCAAAGACACCTGCGACGCCTAACATATGAAAGGGGTGCATCAGGATGTTATGTTCTGCCTGGAATACCAACCATTAGGCAGAACGGGAACCTATGTTTCCATAGGGATTGGACTATATCATCAATCTATTTTATTAGATTGTCGGGCGCTTAAACCTGTTATTAAGGAGACTGAACTCCTCAGGTAGTCTCTGAACCTTTCCTAGATGTATCTAGGACTTGGATGCTGATTGCCGTGTCGTATTGCTCTTTAAGAAAGAGATTAAACTGTTCTTCTGTATTATTACCATAACCATAAAGGTCGTGGAATAGTTTATGAACTTCTTTGTGAATAAGAACACCGTTGGTAATATCATATCTTCTTTGAGGATATGCATTCCAACCATCTAAATGATGAGTAACAAGGTTAGATTTTTTACCAGTAACAACACAGGTTCTATTAAACCTTTGCTTTACTGCCTCTCTCCAAATATAATAATCTGTTGAGGGGTTATTAAAATCTCTATTGGGAGTTCCTTTATATGCAGGATGGTTTTTACCGAACCTGCCTTTAAGAGAACCTTTGCGACCTTGTGCTTTTAGAGATAGAAGTTTTCTGGTTTCATCACTAACATCTTTTCCCTTTTGAGTTTTAGAGATAGTGATTTTCCTACAATGAGGACAACCAGTTTTCTTTGCGTTTTTATAAGAAGCAACACTTGTATCAAAATGATTATTACAAGTATTACAGAAGAACTGGACTTTACTTTTAACTCCTGTATAACCTTCCATAGAAACAATGGTATGATTTCTATTTTCAGCAATACCTTTTAAGTCGTCAATAGTAAGTCTTTTAGACATTTAACTTTATGTATCTAATATTATTTATAATAACATAAAGTTAAAGGTTAGTCAATACGATTTAGGTTTCCAGCAGTTCACCCGATTTATACTACACATTGGTTTAGTTTATGTAGTTAAAAGTACCAGAAATACCCAGGGGCATGGCGTCAGAGAACGAACCCTGACCGAAGGGATAGACCAGGAAGACTGCAGATGCTGCTGCAACAGGTGCAGAGTAAGCAACACAGATCCATGGACGCATACCTAGACGGTATGAGAGTTCCCATTCACGTCCCATATAAGCATAGATGCCGATAAGGAAGTGGAATACGATAAGTTGGAAAGGACCGCCGTTGTAGAGCCACTCATCTAGGGATTGTGCGTCCCAGATATTGTATAGGTGCAGTCCGATTGCGTTTGAAGATGGTACGACAGCACCAGAGATGATGTTGTTACCATACATTAGAGACCCTGCAACGGGTTCTCTGATGCCGTCTATATCTACGGGCGGAGCCGCGATAAAGGCGATGATGAAGCAGATAGTTGCTGCAAGCAGGGTAGGGATAAGTAAAACACCGAACCAGCCAACATACAATCTGTTGTTTGTGCTAGTCACCCAGGAGCAAAAATTCTCCCAAGGTGATGTAATAGAGCGTGTAAGAGTTGTAGCCATTGTTTTGAAAAAGGGTTATGTAGCAGTGCAGGGAACACTAGGTAGTAGTATCTCCACTCTACCCTTGCGAGTGGATATTAGAGACTGTTTTTTAGACACGCTGTTTAGTCCCGGTGAGGCGTGTTACAAATGATTAAAGAATGTGTTGGTTCCGTAACCTTTCGACTTATTTATAGTAACCCATCCTGTCCCATCTGTCAACCCCCTTTCTAAAACCACTTGACAGACTGTCCATTCTCCAATAGACTAGGCTTGTCCCGGTTGATAGATAAGTTATAGATTAATAGTGGAATTCTCCTATAAAATCTAATACCTTGTTGAGATATTCATCAGCAAGATATTTTTGTTCTGATAATGCTTTCTTATTCTTAAGTTCATCTTTAAGATTATAAACTTTGGAAAGGATTTCGTATCGAGTCAACTGTCCACGAGACATGATTAAATATTAGGTTTAACTTGTCTATCTATGAATGATCTTCTCTTCTCCCACGTATCTTTATCACCATAGATATGACCTTTAATATGAGAAGGATTAATACACTTAGGATCTTCCACCATTCCACAGACTAAATTTGAGAGTGTTTCTGGATCTCCTTTTTTTCCTGTTGCCCAGTAGTGAACTCCTTCTATCCATGTAGCTTGACAACGAGGACATTTTTTTGTATCCATTTTATGTTTGTAGTGATACTATAATAGATATTTAATCTATATTTTTTTTATATAATACTTACGTTTCTAAATACTCATACAATATCTCCAAGGTAATGAAAAAAGGATTTCTTATCTTCGGTATGCTTCTGATGGCGGCACCAGCTAATGCCGATCTTACTTCTAAAATTTCTTCTTCGATTCAACTCCAAGTCGAATCTGCAGCTTCTCAGGTAAAAAGAATTGGTTCAGAATACTCTATATCCGGTACTAACATTACTCTGGATACATCTGGTGGTCTTGGTACCCTTACTCCAGGTTCTGGAGTGGGATATACACCTGCAGACTATAGTATCTCTACACCAGGTGCACAATTCACTTTCACAGAGTCATTCCTTGAGGGAGATTCAATTCCTTCGCCAACAACAGTTACGACTGGTGTTACTCCAACTCTTCCCATTCTTGGAAACACAACGACCACAGCTGGTGGTGTTTCTGGTACTTTGGCCGGTACTATTACTTCAGCTGGAGCAATAACTCTTACTGCTGGTGGTGCTGGTACAAGTGCTACTGGACAATTTGTTTCTGAAATTACGGTTGACTGATAATTATGAAAACTACAATCTTTATCGGATTGTTTCTTAGTATTATCAGTGGTAAGACTCAATCTGCTTATGCAGTACCAGTCGTACCTAACTTCAGTCAAGGTAGTATGACATCTCGTACTGAAACTAGAAGTGTTGTTCAGGAAACAATTAACTCAGTAGATTATAATACAGGTTATCAATATACCATAACCGGTAGTGGTATTACTGCTTCAGGTAACCTTTCTCCAGGAACCGGAAAAAACAATGTAAGTATTAACGGAGTGACCTCATCATGGACAGGGGTAGAAACAAAACCATCATTCGCTCAGACAGTACCAGGAGCTGCTTTTCAGTTTACGGAATCATATCAAGGTCCTGGCTTAAGCAATCAAACAATTATTCAAAGAACAACAGAAATAGAAAGCGCAACCGACACAACCTCAATTTTTACGCAATAATCAGTTTAGTATCTGCTAGTATGTTATCTCCAACGGTAGCATTAGCAGATAGTGTTGGTGGGGTTTCAGCTACTGCTTCACCTGTTGCTAATTCTTCCGGTAGTGTTACTAATCAAGCAATACAAGTTCTTCAAGGTCCTTATATTACAAATACCTATGGTTCAGGTATTCAATGTCAAGGACCTACCTTAAATTTTACACCTTTTGTTACTGGTAGTGCTTCAGCATCAAAACCATATGAAGCATATTATGATGACCCAGTATATGACCTTAGAGATTTAGACGGTGATGGGTCTCTAGATAACCCAGGAGACATCTTATACTATGTCCCTACTAGAACGGGTCAAAAAGATAATTACAACCTCTCTCTGGGGTTCTCAGCCACGTGGTCTAAACCTTTAGATAGTAAGTTACAAGATCAATGTAAAGAAGCTGCTGCAGCTAATATTGCATTAATGCAACAACAGTCTGCAAATAAAAGATTAGATTTCGAGATAGCTCGTCTTAAAAATTGTGGTGAGTTAATGAAAGCAGGTATTTACTTTCATCCTAAAAGTCAATATGCAAAAATATGTTCTGATGTTGTTGTTACTAATCCCGGAGGAGTTATACCACCACATAGACATTCTATTCCAACATCAAATAAAGCAGAAGATCTTGGTGGAGCAATAACAAATTAATACCGTATTGGATCGATATTTCCGTAGTTCTGCCAAATCCAACCAGTACAAATATACTTTAATCCTTTTTTAGGTGGATGGCCCATGTGCCTATGTGTCCAGGTTGCGGGAAATAATATTAACTTACCTTCTTCCGGTTTGACATGTGTCCCATCATAAAATTCTGTAGTTCCAGATCCTCCAACTGTCGTATTTAAATACCAAAGATATGTAATGATTCTTTGAACACAGTTATTATTTTGATCTCTACCTGGTGTGGAATCATGATGCCAAACATAACCTACTTTACCAGGTTTTGTTCTTTGTATTTGATAACCAGTATCATATGTATCACTACAATTTAAGTGATACTTACTGATATATGATGTTGTATACTTCTTAAGAGACTCATAAAATATTTTATCTTCTTCTTCCCAGTTAGGATCTCCAAAAAAACATAAATCAATAGAACTCTTTAAATTTGAATTCTTACCACTTGCAGTACACCCAAGTTGTTTAGTATCATCTTTTTCAAATTTTTCAATTACATGTTTACAAAAATCTTTATCTAAAGCATTATGATGTTCTTCAAAAAAATCAAGTGCCATAATATTATTTTATTTTTTAATAGATTTTAATTGTTGAATAATTTGATTTCTTTCACGTTGAATATTTCTACGTTCTTGTACAGATAGAATTTTAGGTGGTACTCCTCTAATAGTTGAAATTTTTTTCATTACTTTCTTGATAGTAGGTTTAACTAACTTAAGTAATATTTCAGAAAGAGGTTTAGCAACTAATGCTGCTGTTGTTGCCACAACTGCAATTCCTGTAACAGACATTATTTGACCACTACTAGGAATACCAGCAACAATTTGTTCAGTTATACCGACTTCCTTTGTAATTTGTACACACTCATTACCTATTAATTTATATTCAATAATTTTTTTTCTATACCCCTGAACATAAGTTCCTACAGGTTCTTTTGATCTTTGAGATTGTGTAGGACATACAATTTCGGTTTGTGGGACAGAAATTTGATTTGGGGTTGTCGGTAATGAAGTATTACCTTTGGCTTCAGGTATTTTTGGAACACTTGAAGGTCTAGTTGGTACTACTTGATTAGGTTCAAACTGAATAGGATTAAAACTAGGAAAGCTAGAATCACAAAGAGTAAGTACCCCATTAGGATCATCGTCTATCAAGTTTTTATTATCTGATTCATAAGCTTCTACGCATCCAGGTATGTTGATAATAGGCGTTCCTATTATCGTCGTTACTGGAGGAGCACTTGGTACAGATAATGTTGGAGATAATAGATACTCTGGTACATCAGGTATACTTAAACTTCTTACCTTTATTTCACCAATTTCCATCAATCTCCATCAAAAATACGAAAGATGAAGGAAAATATCGAATGAAATATTACATAAAGAAAAAATTTATTTTCGTTATCATTTTTTTTGTATATATAATAATTATTTTTTTTCTTTATCGATTTTTTGCGAATAGATGAAGTCATAATATTTAATGCAATAAAGTGATCTTAGAATTATTTAAATCATACAATATTAAAAAGGTAATACTCCTCCAGTAGAAGTAGGAACCGATGATGTTGAAGGTAAGACACCACCAGTTGTAGAAGGTAGTTCTGGTATTGTAGAGTCCAACATACCAGGAAGGGCACCTGTGATTGCTTCTGTTACGTCTGCAGTAACTTGACTCTTTATATTCTCAATAATTACATCCTTATTGACATAAACATAAGTACCACCACCTACGATTCCTGCGGTACCCAAAAAAGATGTGACTGCAAGTAAATTGATTAACTTTTGCATCTTAACCTTTACCTTTTGTTATGGGCCATGTTATATGTAGACCATAACAAAGGATGGTTATAAAACCAAACACAAATAAAGATACCATATTACTCCTGATGAATACCACACCTTTAATTATTTGTCAAGTGTATTTAGTCAATCTCCCTCCCATCTTCCAACTCAATATAAGACAGACGCATCAGGTATATAACATAACCTAATGCCAATACAACCGCAATCATAACACATATAATCACTGACCATACAGGGTCATTTACGTTCTCATGAGAACGAAGTAATAAATTCATTTTCCAAATGGTTCCCAGTGTTGCCAATTATTTTTGTGTACCAGATGCATACCAATAATAGGTACGACAATTAGTGAAAGACTTAGTACTCCAATCCCATAAGGATTATTGAGTATTACAGAAGCAAAGTGTGCTGCCTTTAGTGTTATATTACTCATACACATTGTCCCCAAATTTCCCAGTTATCTCTAAAATAGAAATCAATTGAAGTTAGAGTTCCAATGGGGTTTTCTTCCTTAGTATTTGCCCATCTTGCACAGAACTTAGTAATGTCAGGTGAAGTTCTCACCTTATTGACACCATACATTCTAGAGAATGAACTCATTGCAAAATTAAATCTTGTCTTAAAATTAGTTTCCATGACTAATCCTTTCTTGGTATTTTGTGATGGTAGACATTACCTGTTTTTTATCAGTCCCACATGGAGCATTCTTTAAACAAAGTAAAATCAATTCATCTTCTGTGATAGTAGGTCTAATAGTAAACCCCCACTTGTCAAGCTTACCTTCAACAGGTGTTTCGCAAGTGTCAAATTCATTTACCATATCAATCTACGTGAATGTGACCAACCATTCCAGCACCTTGATGAGGACCACAGAAGAAATCATAGTCTCCTACATCAGTAAATTTAATATCTTGTGATTCTCCTGGTGAGAACATCAAGGATTCTCTCGAAAGATCTGCACGACCTTCTACGATAATATTATGTGGTGGTAACATTCCATTTACAAAATGAAGTGTTTCACCAGCACTAATAGTAATATTATCTGGATCGAATACAAGATTTCCATTAGAACCCATAGTAACATCTACAGCATAAGCCATCTTCGGTAAGAAGAAAATCATTACTGCTACAGTAGCAATTATCATTAAGCGGATAAACTTCATTGTGGTTTACTCAACTACTCTAGTTATACATCATACAGTTTTTTTGTCCACAATCTGTTATGGGTTCCTGATATTATTTTTTGGGCTCAATAGCAGACTGAACTTTTGGTTCTTCTTCATCTCTCTTTCTCTGTTGACCACCACCCCCAGCCTTAGCCGGAGACAATCCAAATGCTGCGAGAGAACCTGAGAATACTGATGCGATGAACGTCGGATCAAAATCTAAAATCTTTTGACCGTTTGGAAGTCTTACGTAACTGAACGTGAGAAGAGCTGCAGACCATATGAGTACAGTAACTTTCACTAAGTTACCAAGTACTTCACCTCTGTCATCATCCTGGTCCTTCTCTTCTACCTTTGCCTTTGATTTACCTAGCATGGGTAGAAAATATGGGTATAATTATTTATAAAAAGGGACTAAATTAACCCCCGTGTATCAAACTATTGCTTTTTTCTAAATATTTTTAATAGGAAATATTACCATGTCACAAGATACTAATCATGTTTCTGACGACACTAAAGTTTCAATGCCCATTCGTAATATCATTTCTATTGTAGGTGCTGCTGCAGTCTCCACGTGGGCATATAGTGGAGTGATTGAAAGACTGAATAGAATTGAAACAAACCAAGAAGTTAGAAAAGAAGCTATTGAACTAAACTCTGAGTTTCGTATTAACTGGCCTAGGGGTACAATGGGATCTCTTCCTGATGATGCAGAACAAAACAGAGAGATTCAATCCATTAAATTAGAGATTGAAAGAATTATAGAAGAAGTTGAAGAGAATGATAGATGGATTGATAACTTTGAACCACCTAAAGAAGTTCAGGAAAATACTAATAGAGTAAGAGAACTAGAAATCAAAATGGCAATTATAGAAGCTAAAGGGAGTTAAAAAATACTAGAAATTTTTTTTCCATCTTTTTGAAACCAAAAGTCAATTTTAGTTTAGGTATAAAAAAAAGGACCCCTTATTGGGGTCCTTGATATACTGGTGTCATCATACCTTTGTCTGGACCATCGTCATCATCTCCTGGTGTTATAATAATATAAATCAAGACAAATAAAACTGTGAGTCCTATGTAATAATTCACCACACCCCAGGAATTATCTGGCCGCTAACAGCATAGGCTCCTATGGCTGCAACGACACCAATCATTGCTGCCCAACCATTAATACGTTCTGCGTTTTCGTTCATTTGTTTTGCTCCTGTGTTTTGTTGTAAATAATGACTCTGTTATTTTCATGGATGAATATTAGTTCATCATCATGTGCCCAACAGAGTTCTTCGTATAGGACATTTAGTCTCTCCATGTCGTCATAGAGTTGATTAGGATTAGACATATTATTCGAAGACTATCACCTTATCTATCATCAGATACCGAATGCTCCGAAGAAAAAGAGACTACCGGAGGTTGCATAAGATACAACGGCAGCAACGAAACCCAACATGGCAACACGTCCATTCAGTTTCTCTGCACGTTCTGCATAACTTTCGTAACCATAACGTTCTGCGTCAGTCTGAGAGATATACATTCTGGGTTCGGTTGCATACATGTTTGTACGTCCACCGTCTTCAGTTGTTACAGTCATGTTACACTCCGTAATGTTTCTTCACATAGTATATAGTAAATCTAAAGATCTGTCAACCCCCGTACCGTCCCGATTTTCCAAGACCTCATCCCGAAAGTTGTGTCCGTATTCTTCAGTCATCATTCACCACCTTATCCCATGCTTTCTTAAAGTTACGATCCCAGTTATCCATATACACTGGCATAAAGGCATTTAGAGCATGAGCAATATCATGGGCAGTATCCATACGGTTGTTGTCCATTGCTTCATTCAGTTCTTCTAACATAAAACTGATTGAGTTGATGTTAGAGAATGCTTCCTCCAACTTATTCATTACATCCCAGTTCTTACTAATCATCATGCTACTCCATCAGCGCTATCTACATCTTCAGAATAAAGAGTATCATACATAGTTCTCATCTTCTTCAGGTCATTATCAGTATATTTGGCAAATCCTTCAAAACGACGATAGATTTGCCAGTAACTTGTCTCCCATTGATGCTCTCGTTCTTCATCAGTCATTTGCTCCCAGTCACCTTTAATCTTGGGTTCACTACCAAAGTTCTTTTCATAATGAGCATTAATCTTTGCCCATTGAGCATCACGCTCTTTGAAGTCCTGGTATTTCTTCTCCAGGTCCTCATCCATGGTCAGTTCATACTCATTACATACCTTACGCTGCTCTTCTTCAAGCACCATATCATTGAATACCAATGACATAGCACCA